TGCCGCGTAATCAGCTGCACCCTTTGCCTGGTAAGCGGCAAGACAATTGTCTATTGGCACAACATTTGCCGACCACCATTCGGCTGAAGTCCCAGCAGAAACGGTCTGCTTGCCTGCGCCTAAAAGAGATAGTCTACCAGCCATCTCGCACCTACGCCTTGAACCCAGCCGCACTCACGATGGTGGTGCTGCCAGTCGTGACGCAAGCGCAATAGACCGCCGTGTTAGCTGTGAACTTCAGGGGAGCAGGGAACGTGACCGCAAAGCCGCCGCCCTCTTTTGCTGCGTAACCAGACCACAAAACCGTGCCAGCATTGCCGTCGGTGATGTTGACCACCGTGCCAGTGTCCGCGTCGCTGTTCGTGACAAGCAGCGAGGTCAGGTAGATGATTACGCCCGACCCTTGCGCAGCGATAACCTGCGTTGCTGTAGTGTCGGTGATTGCCGTTGTCACGCCGGAAACAAGGTTCGCGCTTGCCGCGTAACCGCCTATCGGCATAGTCACGATGTCCACATTGCCGATGTTATTATCACCGGCTGCGATTCGTGTAATATCCACGTCAAGCCCGTTAGTGCCGTCACCGGCTATCACACCAGAGCCTCCGTCTGTGCCGTCCATTAGCTTGACGTATTGCACCTGCGCACTGCCAACTTCGTCTGTCTTTACTGTGTAAGTCGTAAATTCTACATTATCTGCCATTAGTTTGTTCTCCTGTAACCAACGATTCTATAAATCTTGTCATACCTCGCTGCCAGTGCTGACACGCTCCCGTCAATCGGGTCGTACATCCACCACACGCCGTCAATGTTCCCGATTAGCAGTACCCAGTGCTGCTGAACGCTTCCACCCGGAATAAAGTCCACGTGTGCCAGCGCCGGTCTGCCAGAGTCGAGTATGGATTGCGCTAACGTTTCCCAACCTTGACCGTAAGAAAAGCCCTGATATTCCGCCCTTGCGACTTGCCCCTTCCAGAGCACGTCCGGCATGAGCCAATACATTTTGTTAGGCGGTTGATAGCCGCCCCTCGTGCTTAGTAACTGGTTGTACCGTTTCGGGTCGGTGTCAATTCCGAGATAATCCAGATAACTCGATACCGCCGTAACAAGGCAACCTTCCTGCTTCAATGTGATATACGAACTACCCATCCGGTCACCGCCCCAACGGATGTCCTGCTGACTCCACAATTGCACATCAAGCAAGCCGTCTGCAATCTGCCCTTCGTCTGGCACGCGTTGAATCCAGGTTGTTGATACCCACCTGCCAACGCTGATTCGTGCCCAACCGGTGGTTTCCTGATACACGTCAACAATTGCGCCGCTCGGAAGCCAGTCGGCTTTTGGCCGTTCTGCGCCGTTCGCGGTGTAACGAGTTTTGAGCCGGTTAGGTGGTGTTGTGATAACCTTCGCCTTGTAGAGCGGCTTCTCTTCAACAGGCGGTTCTGGTTCGCTGTCACCCACCCAAGCGTTCCATTCGTCCTCACTTCCGCCGAAGTCATTCAGATCCAAATTGCCAGAATAGCCAGCCAGTCTACCAGTCGAACTCCATTGCCAGAACGTGTACGAGTTCCAACCTTGCGGTAACGCCGGTTCACCGCCGACCTTGTAATGAGCAACCCACATCTTGCGGTCTGTCAAATACGAGCCTGCGCCCATAATTGCCTGCCACTTCGAGCGTGACGTATAGATGCCCATATCAGGCATAAGCGCGGCGTATTCGAGCACCTTCGCCCTGTTAAGTTTTGTCAACAAGCGAGTGTCTTCAACATCCATCCACCTGCCAAGTTTCAACTCTTTCCCGGCGGTAATCTGATTGAACGCGCTTGCCTGTTTGCTCATTGATTGCGAGCCGATGATGTAGTGGTACGCTCCGCAAGGCACGCCCCTTGCGTTCAATTCCTGGTAATGCTGGTCGAATTTCGTATCTTCACCGGTGCCGTAAGCCGCCCTGATAATCGCGCCGTCAATATGGTTAGCGAGTAGATCGTAATCAATCTGCAATGGCGTTTGCCAGAAACTTATGTCAATGATTGTCGGTGTCATAAGAAGTAGCCCCAAATCCAAACCCATACACCTTCAACCGTGCCCGATGTATAGCAATAAACGTCACCGTTAGCGTCACAAGGCACAATGCCGCTCGCATGCATAATCTGGTTTGCAACCTGCGTTCTGCAAGTGAGCGTGAAATTGTTACCGTCATTTGGACCAAAGCGGATGTAGTCGTTGGCTGCGTTACCTGTGGTTTGTATGCTCATCAGCACCGCTTTCACACCGGCTGGCACGCCAAAGACCGCGCTCAAATCCACAGTCGCCCTGTCACCGGTGCCCTTGTTATCGCCGTCCCAACTGGTAGATGTCAGCGGAGTAGCGAGAAAATGCCAGCCTGCCAGATTCTCACGTGATATGCGCTTATTGGTCGTTACGCTTGTGTCAACAATTTCGAGGTAATCATCGGATGCCGCTGCGGTCAATTCGTCATAGTCTGTAATTTTCTTATTTGCCATAATGCCTCCTAAAAGATAACCGCCCCACCGGTTGACCTGTATGGTCTGAGCGAAACAACCACGTGAGCAGAACGAGCGTTTGTCCACGTCCAAGCCATAGTCGTTGTGCCGTGTGCGAGTCCGCTTTTGTAACTAACGCCAGCCCTGCCGTCTGTGTTATAAACAACGTTCTGGCCCCCACCCGCTGTTTTTGCAGCCCCAGTATAAACAATGTCGTGTACCCATCCACCGCCAACGCAATCAACGGTCAAGGAATCGCCGTCACCGTCAGAATTGTTCGACTTGTAGGCGTCTGAATCAACCACTGGATCTCTGCTGACTCCGGTAAACACCGCAATAAATTTGCGTTGAAAACTTGTACCGTCGACGGTGATCGTATAATCGCCCGCCGCGACACTGTCAGGGATATTCGCTCCCCAAATTGCCGCTGCTTGAGACGCGCCTGGTTCTGTTTGCACAATCATTGTCGCAACCGTGCCCGCGATTGTTACAATGTTTGGATAGTAAGAAGATCCATCGGCCGTGTCCGCAATCATAAAGAGCACATAGCGGTTCGTACCAGCCGGTAAGGTGAAGGTCGGCGTTGTGACGTAATCAACGTTTGAAGTGTTGACTATCACGTGACGCTCACAGTCACAATGGCGTACAATCCCTTTTGCCCGCCGTTAGCCGTAACAGTGCCTCCGCCGTGATCGTCCAGTACCACACTCAACCAGTCACCGGTCATCAAGTCGCGGTAGGTTGAATCAATCACGCCGGTAACGCCGGTATAAGATGAGTATTCGTTTGCTTCAACAACTGCTCGTGTCGAGAGAACATCTCTTACCGTACCGCCCCTGTTCCGTTCTAATTGCACAATCACTGTGCCAGCCGTGCCTGCGGTTGAAACCGCAGCATCAAAAGCGGTTATCACGCCTCCGCTCAATACAGACGGCACCATCCACCGATGCACCGTGCCGGCGTAAGTTGGTTCTTCTACGCCAACCGCCTCAATCATTACCGTTTTGGTTTGCGCAAGCGCGTACACGTGAGCCACATTTTCGCTCACCTGCGCGTTCATCATTGCCGCTGTGACGGTTTCGCCGGTAACCCACGTTCGTGGTGTTGTATATGTCATTTAGCCTCCTAATAGCCCAAAATCGTGGTCGTACCGAGCACGCCGTAAGTCGCGTCTTCCAGAATCCAGGCATCATAAGTTTCATACATAGAATCCATCAAGCCCAATTTGTAGGTCACAATGTCACCTGAAGTGATCGTAAAATCAATTGACTGAATGAAACAGTCTTGCTCTATCCCCACGCTCGGCGCAACAACTTTTATCTTGTCGCCAATCTGCAAGTCCAGGAATGCGTTAATCAGCAGGTCTTGGTAGAAGGTAGTGCCACGGGGCGCGGCAGGGTTACTGACAACATCTTTGTTTGCGACAAACGTCACACTCTGGATTGCGGTGTATTTCTGCTTGTACTTGTCAAACAACGCAACCGCAATATCAGTTGTTTGCAAGGGGTCGTCTTGGTAAGGCAGGTCAAGGTTTAGCGTGCGTGCGCCGTCATTCGCAACCAACGTTTCGTCTTCACGCAATATCTCAACTGGTCGGTAGATATACACACCCTTGCCTCGTGCCTGTAATTGCGTGACATAGCCGGTTATCGCGCCGGTATTGGTCAACGTATAATCGACACCGTTTGCGCCATAAACCGCCGTCACGCTCAAGTCAGCGGTGATATTCGCGCCTGATTCGTCTTCGGCTGCATTAAAGATGTAATCCGTCCCAGACACAGGTGCAACTGTGGATAGAGCGGCAACTGTTTGCGCTTCTTGATTCGGATCACGAAACCGCCCCTTCATTGTGACGGTCTGATACGCGCCAATTTCAATCGGTCGTTCAAGCGAGAATAGCACCACATCGCTTGTGTCAACTTTGCGAGGGTAGGCTTTTGAATCCACCTGGTTGTAGTAGGATTCGGCGTGCTTTACTTCAACTTCCCGATAGTTGTTATCAAACACTGCGTCAACCGCTGTAAATTCCGGTAGCGTGACAAGGGAGTCGCCATCCTCTGTGATACGCGGTTCAAACGCCTCTGAGATACGCAGTACGCCATCCGCACTTTTGACATTCACCTGTGCTAACGCCTTGCCAGATCGCAAGCCCCTGTTTTCAACAGTCAGCACTTCATCGGAATCGGTTGTTTGTTTGACATACACGTAACCCAACTCTGATAGAGTTGCTTTGCTGACTTCCTGCATCGCTCGTGTCTTATCCCGCAAGGTATCAAACACGCTTGCAAACGTGGAACGACCAGTGCCATACGAAACAGAAAGCGGCTGAATCGGCATGTTGGCAAGAATGAGCGCGACCACCTGCTCCAGCCGTTTGTCGGTGGTATAGGCAGGCAGATCAAGTTGATGGATAGCCATCTGCTCCATGTAATCGAGCACCTTGACGCGTGTCACCGACATAAACTGCGTTGTGCCAATCTCAATACCATCAGGCGGTACAATGCCATAAAAGCGCGTCCGAGTGCGTCCTTCGTAATTCAATCGCAGCCGGAATCTCATACCTGACTGGAATCCCGACATACAATTGGCGTGACCTGGAGTAAACAGATTATTCACGTTGTGCAGAACAAGCGTGAGTTGACCGGTTGAAGCGACTCTGTCAATCGGGTTAGAACTTCTAATCCCCATAGACGCGCTGATACCAGCCGCTTGAAGCCGGTACGCGTTCAGGTCAACCCACTTACCTTGTAGATAGAACTCGCAGGCTATCGAGTCGTATTTCATTATGCGCCCACCATCAATAACGCGTCCCTGACTGCCAGCGCAATATCAGACGCGGTAGGCAACCTTCCGAGTGCCGCTAACAGATCGCCATTGCCTCCGCCTAACATAGAACCAGATGACGAGTTACTGTATACGCGTCCATTGGTGTCAGGGATAAACAATTCTGGACCCGCTTCGCCGACAAGGTAAGGTTGACCGGCTAACTCGTAACCGCCCATTGCATGACCAAATTGTGGTAGTTTACTACCGCCGCCACCACCACCGCCTCCGCCTTCGTCACCGCCAGTCGGCAGGTTTCCCGTCGAGCCGTAGGTTGCAATGACGATGTTCACTTTGGCAGTATAGGTTTTCTCTAATGCAGATAATTGCGCCTGCAGGTTGCCAACCAGCCCCATTGATGCCTGAACCGCTGCATCTAACGGCATGAATAACTTGCCAAACTCTTCTGCGGCAGCCTCAAAACCTTCAGGGTCATCTTTGAGCGTCTTATAAAGTTCGTCTAATCCAAGACTGAATTCGAGCGCAGCCAAATTAGCCGTGCCATAAACGCTGTCAAGCAAGCCCAACGATGACTTGTATTGGTCAAGACTAATTTTATTGTTCTTATAATCATCGGCTAATCTGCCAGCCAAATCGCCGGAAACGCCTTCACGCCAACCTTGTTCTGCAACCGAAACTTGAACATAAGCATCGGCAAGATCAGTGCGCAATGCAGCAGCTGTCTGATATAACTCTTCCCGCCATGCGCTCAAACTTGTCTGGTTCGCAATAGCGGCTTCGGTCATTTTGTTTGTGGATTGGATCGAATTCGTTTGAGACTCCCAAACGCGGTCGTTAGCGTCAGCCCAACCTTGTGCGCTTTCACCAGCGGAATCCATTGTTTTATTGAGAAAGTCGAGCGCAATCTGATGTTGCTGTGCGGTGATAGCACCCATGCCACTATGAACTCCCATCTCACGCAATAACTCTTTATATTGTGTGCCTGTCACCAATCCAGTTTTCATTAAATTCTGGATCGTGTTCATTGTGACTTTATAGTCTTGCCCGACATCAATATTTTCAGTAATGGAATCACCGATTTCGGTCATTATCGGTGCAAGCCCAGCAAACGTGGTCGCTAATTGCAACTTGATAGCATCGCCTAAATTGGCAAACGCAGATTCCATCATCTTTAGCTTACCGGCTGAAGTTTCTGCAATACTCCCAACTTTAGCTATCTGTCCTTCGGCTTGTTGCAGGAATGCTTCTTTGAACGCGTCATTTGCGCTCATGCCTGCATCTTCAAGCCCTTTTACTTTTTCCTTGAATCCGTCAACACTTACGCCCAACGCATCAAACCGCATTGTGGTTTGGTTCGTGAGCGTTAGAACCAACTGGTTCATGTTCATGCCCAACGCGCCGGCAACATTGGTCAAACGAACCGCTTCATCGTGGGATTTCGCTAAACCGAGAGCCATCAGGTCGCCTGCAGAACCCATCAACTGAGCGTCTGACATCATCCCCCTGGTTGCGCTTTTCAGATCACCCAAAAGTAATTCAGACGTAGTGCCGATGGACTCGCTCAGGTTGCCAAACTTGATAGCGGCATATTCAATCGCTGCACCTTCGCTCGCGGCTGCATATGCTACTTTTATTGCATCGCCTAACTTTCTGACTATTTCAAGCGCCTGGTTGAACCCAGTCGCCATCGCAGCAAAGTTGAAACTCTCACCGCTTTTCTCGATGCCTTGTGCGGTTTTGCTTATTTGATTTTCAGCATCTTTTAGACCCCTCTGGAGTCCAGAAGTGTCTGCGCCTATACTTGCGAAAAGACTCGCTATTTGCATATTATTTCACCAACGTCTTTCTCGCTTTGTCCATGCCGTCCCTCACTTGCAGCCACTCGTTCATATCGGCGACCGAGAGCGCGTCTACATACTCCAGCGTCCACCCTGTTTCTTTCACGAGTTCCCACCGCCAATACTCCCACGGCAAACCCTGTCTTTTGACGGCTGCCATGTAGACGCGCCCACTTAGTTTTTTGAATCGTTGAGGTCGGCTTCTTTTTTGAACGATTCCCAAATGCCGATTGCAATTTTGCGGTAATCAATCGGGTTCAAATCCCCTAACTCGTCCGCACTCATCCCTACCAGTTTTCCAACGATAATGTCATTGGTATCCTCATCGGTTTCCTTGTCAATCAGCACGCGCCATTCTTTTTGTGAGATCGCGCTCCAGTCGTACTCAATCTCGCGTCCGTTAGATAGCGTGACCATGTGCTATGCCTTTGGACCGTTCTTTTGGAAGGTACAAGAAATCTCAACTACGTCAGCATAAGGAACGTTGATCTTCGCACCCATTGCAATAGCGGGATAAATATCTTTCTGCTTGCCAGATGCAGTACCTTCAGGGTAGACGGTCAGTGTGCCGCCTGTTCCGGCTTCAAGCGCACTAACAAGTGCCGTGCCTGCCGACTGGTACAAGCCTGACCACTCAATCGTTGCGTCCTTGATTGTCGGGATGTAGGTTTTGTCGGTATCAGCACCGGCAGTGGTTTCAGCCAGGTCGATGTTCGGGTTGATCGAGAGCGTGCGGAAGTCAGTATTCAAGTTCACCGTACCACCGCTATATGCCCAAGTTGCAACTAAGTCTTTTCCAGTAATTTCAGCCATTTTGTTCTCCTATAGCTTTTATGATTTATCCATACGTACGCGGTAATAAGCACCGCAAGCCCACGTATGCTTTCCTGCCTCGTCAATTTCGGGCAGTAAAAAATCTTCTTCGCGTGCCAGCCAAAAATTATTCCAGCCGGTCACGGTAAGCGTTCCTGATAGCAGGTTGTTGATATGCGCGTCAATTGTTGCAGCACCCTTCGCTGTGTCTGCATAAGCCCTGACATATACAACTTCCTGCACACTTTCACGCGGGGTAAAATTGTCAGCACCCCCAGCCGCGTAACTCCATACCACGTAAGGCAACGCTCTACCTTCCGGCGCAACCCCGTGATAAATGCACGTTCCACCTAATGCGCCTGTGAGAGCCGTACCACCTGATAATTTCGTATAAATTGCCGCGTTGAGTGCGTTGTAAGGTGAGGTCATTTGAACAGCCACTCTTTCAGTAATTGAATCAGCCTGGATTCGCCCTTTTCAACCGCAGGCTTCAGAAACGGTCTTGCACCCATCTTGCGAGTACCCATTTCAACGTAACCGGCATATTCAGCCCCATATTCGACATTCACAAAATCACCGTACGCTTCGTTGACCCTTCCGCTCCCACGCAAGTAACCAGTCCGATTTTTGTACGCGTTAGATTTCTGCGATTCGCCCAGAATGTACCAAGCCGCGCCCCTAACCGCTTTCTGTTTGTTTCCTGGTATCTTGCCAAGCAACTCATTCAACTTGCTTGTGTCAACGCTTACACTTATGCTCATTCGACACGCTCCAATTCAGCACGTCTTACCACGTCCCAACTCTGCTTATCGTTCACGCTCAATACCGCCCAGATGTAAGCGTCAATCTGGATTCGGTTCTTCGTGCTGATTGTTGTGGTATAAGGCAAGCTCAATACCGCTTTGCTGTAAGGCTGAATTGCGCCGCCGGTCACCTTTTCCGAACCGGAACGATAGTCAACTCTGCAAGCCACATTTGCAAGCGCTGTGCCCCACGTTTCAGCCATTCCACCTTCGCCGTCCGATGTATAAGCCACGCTCAAAATATTGCAGGTATCAGGCATCAAGTCCTCGATGTCCTCTCGCATTTGTGCCAGCTCTTTTACGGTCAACGCAATGCTCATAGATCATCCCTCACGATTTTCGTGGTCGTAACTCCCTCGCTCTCGCTCCGGCTCTGGAAGTATTGCGACATGTTCAAGTATTGTTGCGCCTGCTGACTTCGCTTGATGGAATGACCGTCTGTTGAGAAGTCAACCAGCCCTGCCACGTGAGACGCTTTCATTCGCCATATGTCAGCAGCAGCCGCGTACAAGTCGTAAGCAAATCCGCTCCAGTAGAATGACTTACCGCTTTGGTCGGTCGAGAATGTCACAATACCGCGCGTGTAATCCGCTGTGTAACCGCTTACCGTGCCGGCAACATCCTCGACCTTGAAAACAGCCGTGCCGCTTTCAACGTTGGCCACACCCAGCAGGTATCGCTTGTACACAGACAAACCGCTTTCATAAGTCGGTTGTGCGTCCATCAATTCGTGGATGTACTCCGCCTTGTGCCGGTCTAACACGCGCTGGATTTCATCATCGCTCCAATAGGTGACGATAGAAGAATCAGTCGAAACTTCCCATTCGTCAGGGGCGGCGTTGGCGAACCCTCGTACCGTGTCAATTAGTGTCTGCATTCCTGTTCGTGCCATTATTCCTCCATCCGCTTCATTCGCTATCCTTTTTCAGAATGTAGAACCAGTTTGCACCTGCATCTCGCGGCTCAACGTGTTCTTGAATCCACCATTTGTTTGACTGCCGGTAGTAATACCAGCCGTAGTTCTTGTGCCATTCGGTACGCTTATCCCAGAATGAGAACGTTTCAGGGTGAAAGAACAACCGGTGTGTTGGATCGCGGTGACCGCATTCGTGATCCCAAGCCGGCAAACGTAATACCAACTGCCCACCTGGTTTCAATATCCGCCAGCACTCGTCGAGCCACTCGAAGACTTCGACCCTCAAATGTTCCATAACGTCAAGCGCGATGATTTTGTCAAACTCTTCATCGCCCCAAATCCAGGGCATTACTTCCAAATCCCATACGATGTCTACAAAGTCAGAGTGCTTTTCCTTGTCGT